TATCAATAAATTCTTCAATATATTCAGGCATCACTTTTGATTTGATTGTGTTACCAGTGAGTTTGATTTTCTCCTTCATTTCATCACTCTTCTTATCTTTTACGAGTGAGAGTGTACCGTAATTAATTCTGGAAAGATTCAAACAAGAAACACTTTCTCCATCATCATCAACACTCATATAAGGTGGTTGCATTTCTTCTATATTATATTTCTCGATAAGTGCCTGAACACCAGTTTTACCCTTATAATTCCACATTTCTTCGATAAGACCTTCTGGTTGGTCGAATAGCACACCGTCATCAGTCACTCTTATGGTTGTCGTATCAGGCACATGGAAGTTTATACCGTCAGTAACTGCAAGCAAAGCAACTAAGCCAAACCTACTGAACCAATCAATACCATGTCTTAGGTGTAGTCTACCTGTACAAGTAATTCTTGCTGCACAAACATTATCTGACCAATTAAATGCAATTCCCGAACCCAACGCACCGAACAACGAGTTATTCAGAATCTTGATAGGCAACTGCTTGATTTTTGCCATAGATATGTCCGAAGGAGTTAATTCCTTATTAATGAATTTATGGTGAATCTCAGGGTCAATTTGTCTTAACAACGTGACTTCATCATTGTTTAACTCAGCACCACTTGCTAATTTCTTGTAAATATTACGTGTGGTTGTAAGATACAACAACAATTTTTTCATTACACCTGTAATATCAAAAATCGGAAATACACCGTCAGTTAATTGAATCATCGGATAAAGCGATGCGTAGTCAATCTTAATTATACGTTTTGTATAACCAACCTTATAACATCTTGCCAATCCACCTGAGAACCTTTCGTTTCCATCTGAATCTGGTATAGCTAAATCGTTTTCATAACTCCATGCAGTTAGAAGCAAGTTCCAGATAGCAGCAGTACCCATAGTACAAATACGCTGATATGTTGTTGGAACAATCTTCGCCAACATAAATGATGACTGATTATACAATTCATCCACTTGTTCGGTTTCCCAAAGGTCATCAAGTAAGTATTGTTTCACAAGCCTCTTCCCACTGATAAATGTAACCATACCTTTTGGTAAAGGCTCGGCTTTAAACCATGTAATAAAAGCAGGATTTTCATCAAGATACTTATTTCTCAATACCTTATATTGTTCATCGCTTATCTTTTCTTTATTACCTTGAAGTACATATAATTTCTTCGCAACGTCTTGATATTCATTAGGTATTTGAACATAATCGTTTTTATCGTCAATTAAAAACATCTTGTTCTCTGTATAGAACCGACCAATGCTATTATCTTCACCTACAATATATGTTCTATTTGACCTTGCTACTTTCTCGAACTTCGCCACGTATTTCAATCCTGTTTCTTTCAAATCACTGTTAACTGCAGCAGTTCGTTTCGATGCGTGTAGAATATCAATAAACGAATATCCCCACATTTCAGTTGCTGTATATTTATCTGCAGTATTACCGTACTTAACACTAACATTTCCTCTTCTTTTTAATCTGAAGCCTTCTTTAAGTCCGTTTGGAACTTGTGTTAAGTCCATTTTCAAAACTTTCGCCCTGCCAAGAATAAAATCAAAGTCAAATGTTTCGCTAAAATATCCCGCAATAACTGCGGGTTTCAGGTGATGAATTAAATTAAAAAAGTCCTGAATTAGTCTGATTTCAGCTTCATCATTATTAACTTCATCGACTTCCAGAATGGTTTCGAACCCCTTGTTATCTCTAACACCGATTGCAAACATTCTTGCAATCTGATAACGTAAACCAGTTGTTTCAATGTCATACGTCAGTCTATGTACACTCTTATATTCCTCAAAACCCTTATAGAGTCTGGTTTGATTCGAGATGAAGAATTGTTCTGTCGTTCTCGGAGAATAATATAGGTCACGATAAAGATAAATCAAATTACCCTTATTGTCTCTAATAAATTCATCATTACCATCTTTGGCTTTCTCATAAGGATTCATCCCACCATCAGTTAGATAATTAATGATATCGTTGTATGACCTACGACTTGTTATTTTATAACAATAGCCATTTACTAATCTTTTCTGATTACCTGTTTTTAATTTGGTTATAGTAATACCATATTTGATTTGTTTGCTTTCGATAAGTGTATCAGACTTCCCTGCATACAATTGATAATTGGTTTTCGACAAGTCTTTCATATACATGAAAGGTTCGTAAGCAACCTTTACTATTTTAGGTTCTTTATTTGGTTCATGTATAATACATTCTGCAAAATTATTTCTGGGGTCTGTTTCTACGTTAACCAGATATTGTAGTTCGTTATTATAACCCTCAAGAAATCCTTTGATTTCACTCAATACTTTTACTTTATCCATTTGTGGCTTTTGTATATTATTTTCCGTTTTTACTTTAGTTTCTGTTTTAGGTCTTTGTGTGAGATGAGTAAAAAATTCTTTATATGTTTTTACTTCTTCGTCACCATCCTCAAAGATACAAAAAATTTCATCAGCATTCCTAATAGTTTTAATATGTCTTTCATATTTTTTATTCCTAATAGGTTGTATAAACACAAATTTTTCTTCAGGTTCTGCATAATGAAGTGCAATCCAAACATCTTCATCTGGATGATTTTCAGCATATTCGAGCTTATCTGGTCTAACCCAATAATCAGTACCTCTCATTATCTCTGTTCCAGTTACCTCTATTTTTAATAGCACGGTTTCCAAATCAGCTTTATTAAAAATATCCAAATCAGGTTTACCTTTTTCATTGGGATGTTTTTCAATCATTTCATTGCTGTCTGCACCAAAACCAACAACCTTTACGAAAATGTCTTTATTTGCACTTTCAATTAAGCTTTTTACTGCTGTAATTCTCACCTTTTCTTTATTCCAAGCCTCTTCACCATATGCTTGTTTCCAGAAAAAATTTTCTTTCTTTTTTAATTCTTCACAAGTAATCTCGTCACCTGTTTTGAGACCCATTGCTTTAAATGTTCTTGTTCTTACACTGGTACAATATACACCATCAATATAAACATTCAATCTTTCACGGGTATCTTTTTGATACTTAACTGCTGTAATTTTTGGCATTCTTTATTTTTTTCTGTTTTACTTACTATATTTTTCCTTAATTCTGTTAATTACATCACTGAGAACCGATTCACTAACATTTGATGTATAGTCTTCGTTATCAATTACCTTGACAATTTCTTTACGCTTACCTTCAATTGAAGAAAATACGTAATCATCAATAGTATCTGGAAATATCATGACGTATATATTAACTGCGTCTTTCTGCCCTATCCTATGTAAACGGTCACTAACTTGGTCGTATTCACCTACGGAATATGGTAACGTCATAATGAATAGCTTACTTGCTGCTGTAAGTGTTAAACCATAATTACAAGTTTGAATGCTACCAAGGAAATCTTTAATACTACTTTTGATATCCTGAAATGCTTTAACTATATCCGAACGTTCTTCAACACTCTGGTCACCAGTATGAAGTGCTGCTGTGTCGCCAAGTTGTTTTTTTAATTCATATAGGCTTTCTTTAAAGAAATCCACAACCACGACTTTCTCACCTGTTTCGTGTATGTTCTCAATTAGTTCAATAACATGTTTTACTTTTATTGAGGTCAGGTATTGCCTCAAACGAATCATTATTGTTAGAGGATTGCGTGTTGGATGCTCAACGAATTCATTGGCAACACCAGCTTCGATTTCATCATAAATCCGTTGTTCATCATCTGTCATTTCTAACAATATGCGCTGATATGTTTTATCGGGTAGGTCAGTTAGCACTTCGAACTTACGCTTTCTATGTGTATATGGTGCTATTTTATGATAGAGTTCTTCGAAACGTTGTTCCATTGAATCGGTAATATAACCCCAACCACTATTATAATCGTAAACCATACCACAATAGTATTCCTGAAAATATTTTTTTGTTGCGAAGTCCGTTGGAGAAATCTCATGTAAAACTGTATAGAGTTCATGTGCTCTATTTGGTGCGGGTGTTCCAGATAAGAAAATCTTACTGATTTTATCACCCTTGAATATGGTCTTGGTGAATGTTTTTTTGAAGTTCTTATAAGTATTGGCTTTGGTATTCTTTAGCTTCTGACTTTCATCACAAATGATAGCATCTATTTTACCTATTTTTAGCTTATCCCATTTAGCTTTAAACCTATCCTTATTACTTGGATTGAAGAAATCGTAATTGACTATGATATACTTAGCATCTTCGATACCACATTTATTTTTCTTCCAATTTACAATATGTGAATTGCTTTTTGTAAATTTTTCCACTTCACCATAAAAATTAAACTTCAGGGAATTCGGTGTGACCACTACGACCCTTTCAAAGCCATTCATCTCAACATAAAGTATCGCACTGAGAGTTTTACCAAGTCCCATTTCATGAGAAATCAGCGTGTTACGGGTAACATTCATAAACATTGCTGCGACAATCTGATGTGGGTATAGCTTGACATCTTCATTTAGTAATGCGTGGCATTGTTCGGAATACTTAACATATTCCTTTTCAAGTTCATCTTTATATTTAACCCAATGTTCTTTCTTTACATTGAGTTCAGCGATAAACTTACGTTTTTCTGCTTCGCTGATTTCGATTTTCTTGATTTGCTGAATGAAAACTTTTCGACTATCTTCGTTTCCAAAGTCGAAATGAATCTTATTTGAACCTTTATATCTTTTGATTAATGCATATAATGAAGGCGTACTGACTTCCCATGCCATTATCAATCCACTCCATTTACGGGTGTCGTCAGGAAGTTCTTTTATTCGCAGAATAAGTTGGTCGTTGGGTGAAAACCTGAGATAATATGCCAATCTCCTTGGTATTCGTTCACAATGCACTACAAAAATTGGTGTTTGCATAATAAGTCAATATCCTGCAAAGATAATCAAATATTTTTAATTGTCAATTAAATTACAGTAGTTTTTGTAATTCCGTCAGAAATAATTATATTTATTTGATTTTGAGTGGGTAAGGTTATCTTTCCACAGTTCTCTCCGAGGAAATCTATCTTAAATTCACCAAGGTATCTTCCAGCTTTCGCTGTTTGTGATAATTTGAACCTGTATGTAAGCGTGTATTTTTCTTCATCGGGAAAACTGGCTCTGTCATTATTAACAACAAGATTTGCAGCAACGTTAGCTATGCGATATAAGCCAGTATTAGCTTCTTGCATTGAGAATGTTACTGCAACGTTTTCCAGCATATCATCACTAATATCATATTGTTCCCTTATTTTTTGAATAAGAGGATATTTCAATTCGGGCAGCGTGCTGTCCTTCTTTATAAAAAAATTGTTAATATCGAATGTTGAGTAGTTCATTATCCCTTTTCTTCTTCTGTCATACCTGCTAATAATTTTTCACGGTCAGCAGCAAGTCCTTTAATTCTTTTCTTCACGGTTGCTGCAATACCGTCACCAAGAAGACCAAATGTTACGGCATCAAAATTACCAAAATCATGTCCACTTACTTCAGAATAAAATCTGAAAAGTATGAAAGAACATAATATTGTGGTTAGATATCTACGCCAATTATCTTGAAACCAGAACTTCCAATTCCATTTTTTTGGTGTTTTTACACTTAATTTGTCACGTCCACTGGTTTCAATCAAACCATAAACAACATAACCAAGTACGAAGAAAACCACAAATGCCATTAGCTGTGCAATTGAATAATCTCCGAATAATATTGTAAAAAATTCTCCCATGATTTCTATTTTTAATTAAAATTAATATTTAATATAAATACCGTCAACTAATATTCCGTACAACGCTGCTCTAAAACCATCCCAAGTTCCTTGAATTAATGATAAACCACTCTCTTCCATTCCAGCACCCACATAAGCATTTGTTGACATCAAGTAATCCAGAATCCCAGACTTCTTATCACCGATTGCAATACCGAAACGACCTAATTCTGTGAGGTCA